GATTTAACTACTGCATCAGCTGCAACAATAAACCAACTAAGAGAAGCTTTTCAAATACAAAGATTGTATGAAAAAGATGCTAGAGGTGGAACAAGATATACAGAAGTAATTCAAAGTCATTTTGGAGTTACATCACCCGATGCTAGATTACAAAGACCAGAATATCTAGGCGGAGGAAAAGATAGGATTAATGTAAATCCTATAGCACAAACAAGTTCCACAGATACAACAACACCACAAGGTAACTTATCAGGTTACGCAACAACAGGATTTATGGGTCATAAATTCAATAAATCATTTACTGAACATTCAGTAATAATAGGGCTAGCGAATGTATTCGCAGATTTAACATATCAACAAGGGTTACCAAGACACTTTAGTAGGCAAACGAAGTTTGATTTCTACTGGCCTGCCCTAGCCCACCTTGGAGAACAGTCAATCCTTAATAAAGAGATTTACGCCCAAGGAACAACTGCAGACGACTCTGTATTTGGATACCAAGAGCGTTATGCAGAATATAGATACAAACCAAGCTTTGTAACAGGTCAAATGCGATCTAATTTCGCACAAAGCTTAGACACTTGGCATTTAGCCCAAGACTTTGGGTCACTGCCGGCATTAAATGCTTCATTTATAGAAGAAAATCCGCCAGTAGACCGAGTAACAGCAGTAAACAATTATCCAAATATGATTTTGGATATGTACTTTAAATTAAAATGCGCAAGACCAATGCCTACATATGGCGTTCCTGGTCTGATTGATCATTTCTAATGATACCGGCATTAATAGCTGCCGGAGCTTCAATATACGGCGCACAACAAAGAAATAAAGCAGCACAAAGAGCTGCGTCAAATCAAATGGCATTTCAAAAAGAAATGTCAAATACATCATATCAGCGAGGTATGGCTGATATGAAAAAAGCCGGACTAAATCCAATTTTAGCCGGAAAAATGGGAGGTGCATCGTCACCGGGTGGAGCTACATACCAACCAGAAAACGTTGGTATGGCTGCACAACAAACGTTTGCAAATGTAGCAAACGTAATGGCACAAACTGCAAAAATAAAAGAAGAAACTGCAATACTAAAAAGAACTGGTGGTTCTATTTTAGGAAAAACTGGCCTCGGTATAGATAGATTAATAGATGATGCATCTAATAGTCATGTTGGCAAATTTGTAACTGGTAAATCCCTAACAGAATATATGAAAGGTACTGCAATAACCAAAACAATAAGGGAATTTATCAACGATATAACAAATGCCAAAGAAGCAACAACAAATAAACCATTAAGAATACGTATACCAAGAATGGTACCGAAATCAAAATATTACATAAACGGAACGAGGACAAAATGAAAAAACTAGACAAAGTAATACCTTTTAGAACGGCTTATGAACCACATAAGCCAAGTTATTTTCATACAGAGGGTGAATCACTCACCCAACAGCATTTCCAAGAGGAATGCGATATAGTTAATATAATAAAAAGACATGATAGGAACGGAATCATTGAACACGTACACCGTGGCCAAGCCCGGTACGGAGATTTCTCTGAAGTAACAGATTACAGAGAAGCATTAGACCTGGTCAAAAACGCCCAGGAAGAATTCATGACAATTCCGTCAGATATCAGAAAACAATTCGATAACAATCCGGGAAAATTCTACGAATTTGTAAGCAATCCGGATAACAAAGACGAATTGAAAAAAATGGGTTTCATAGAAGAAACCCCAGAAGCTGTGGCTCCGTCCTCAGCTACAGACCCTATTCCGGAAAGCGGTGAGCCATCAACAGCTCAAGAGCGTTCGGAATAGGCCACACAGTTGACTACTTGATGTCAACTGTGTGGAGTGACACCAACCTAATAGGAGATCTAATATGTATAGAAAAAAAATGAGTAGAAAACGCTCATCAAAAGTTTTCAAAAGAACAGCAATGAAAGTAAATAGAAAAAATAACATTAAGCCTATGCGAGGCGGTTATAGAATATAATAATGAAATGCTACCACCCTCTCACGGCGTTCAGAATAGATGGCAAAATCGTATTCAATAGCCCCTTTCCGTATGCGAAAGGGTTTAATTTGCCATGTGGACAATGTGTAGGGTGTAGACTAAATTATAGCAGACAATGGGCAACTCGTATTATGCACGAGGCCCAAATGCACGATAAATCGTGCTTTATAACATTAACATTTAATCCAGAATCATTAAATAAAAGAGAAGTTCCAACTTCTCTAGATGTGCGTGAATTTCAGCGTTTTATGAAACGTCTGAGAAAGAAGCACGGGAAACATATCAGATTCTTCCACTGTGGAGAATATGGAGAACAAAACCAAAGACCACATTATCATGCAATAATATTTGGTTATGATTTCCCAGACAAAACATTACATACAGAAAGAAACGGATATAAAATATACGAAAGTAAAGAATTACAAACACTATGGCCTTATGGTTTTAACACCATAGGCAATTGCGAATTAGAAAGCGCTAGCTATGTAGCAAGATATGTAATGAAAAAACAAAAAGGAACAGAACAACAAACAAAAATAGATCCCCTAACAGGGGAGGTGACACAAAACAAACACGAATACTGTACTATGAGTAGAAAACCGGGAATAGGATATGACTGGTTTAAGAAATACATTAAAGATGTATTTCCACACGACTATGTCGTAATAAAAGAAAAAAAAACAACAGTACCCAGGTACTACCTGGAACTATTAAATAATCCGTTACATAAAGAAACATATAACCCTGAGTTATATGAAACAATAAAACAAGCCAGAAAAGATAGACAAAAAGATAAGCCAGTGTATGACGGCTATGATGAAAATCTAGACCGTCTATGGGTAGAAGAAGAAGTAAAACTACAAAGTTTAAAACAGCTCATAAGAGACCTGTAAAATAAATTTGACTCGAAATATATATTATGCAACTAATAATAATATGAAAAACAATATGCGACATCGAGGACAAAATTATGGAAAAAAAAGAAAATCATCAATCAAAAAATATATACTCAATATACGACAAAGTATCAGAAATATATGCACCACCATTTATAGAACTTACAGATGGCACTGCAATACGAGCTTGTACGGATTTATTACAACGACCAGAACTACCTTTTGGCAAATATCCAAAAGATTACCATTTAGCAAGAATTGGTAGATGGGTAGAAACAGAGGGCTTTGTAAGCCCTACTGAAACAACAACAATAATAGAATTCGAAGTACTATCGGATTCAACAAAAAAGGAATAAAATATGTTTGGACCTCAAGGAAATCTTCCATCAACATTAAGTAAAGACTTTAGTAGAGTACCTAAAGTAGATATACAAAGATCAGTTTTTAACAGAGATCACGGTTTAAAAACAACATTTGATGCAGGAAATTTAATACCAATTTTCTATGATGAAGCATTACCTGGGGACACATTTCAAATGGATGCTAACGGTTTTGGCCGTTTAGCTACACCAATAAATCCATTTATGGATAATCTATATATAGAAACATTCTTTTTTGCAGTACCATATAGACTTATATGGGACAATTGGGAAAAGTTTTGCGGAGAGCAAACAAACCCGGGCGATAGCACGGATTACTTAGTACCAACAACAACAACAACAGCAACAAATAGTACATTATATGACTATTTCGGTGTACCTACCGATGTTGCATTAACATTTAATAATTTATGCGGTAGAGCATATAATTTAATATATAACGACTGGTTTAGAGATGAGAATCTCCAAAACAGCGTAACAGTCGACAAAGGAGACGGACCAGACACAGCAAGTAATTATACATTACTTAAGAGAGGTAAAAGACACGATTATTTTACAAGTGCTTTACCTTGGCCACAAAAAGGCGATGCAGTTACATTACCTTTAGGTACAGAAGCACCAGTTGTAACGTATAGTTACAACGGAAGTTTTAGTCCAGTAATGGATAGTGCACCAACAGGCACTGCAGGAGCATATGTATATGGAGGTCCTGGTGAAACTAATGCATTATATGCAGATTTAACTACTGCATCAGCTGCAACAATAAACCAACTAAGAGAAGCTTTTCAAATACAAAGATTGTATGAAAAAGATGCTAGAGGTGGAACAAGATACACAGAAGTAATACAAAGTCATTTTGGAGTTACATCACCCGATGCTAGATTACAAAGACCAGAATATCTAGGCGGAGGAAAAGATAG